GGTAGTTCGCGGTGCATACGGGTCCCCAAAATCGGATGATCTTAAAAGTGTAGCTCTGTGTAACTGACGCTCCGCCGCAACGGCGGGCGCCGGCGTGCCGCAACGGCACCAAGGAGAGTGATCAGCATGGGTGCAGGACCCTTGCCCAAGGACCCCTCGCAGCGGCGCCGGCGCAACGCCGACACGGTGACGACGACAGTCCTTCCGGCTGCCGGACCTGATGGAGAGACCCCGGGGCTTCCCGGCGGTCATGATTACGACAGTCGCACGCTGTCCTGGTACGAGACGTGGCGAACCTCGCCGCAGGCTGCAACGTTCCTTATGACGGACTGGCAGCGGCTGCACATGCTCGCCGAACTGGTTGAGCAGTACTGGCAGGAGCCGCGGAAGGACCTCCTGTCGGAGATCCGACTCAACGAGGCCGCTTTGGGCGGCACGGCTGCAGATCGGATCCGGATGAGGTGGGTTGTCGCCGATCCGGAGCCCGCCGCAGCTGCAAAGACGCCACGGGGTGGCCGAGGCGCCACTTCCCGCCGCGATCGGATCCTGAAGGCTGTCGATGACCAGGCAGACGCCTGATCCTGACCGGTTCGTCTCCCTCGGCTTTACTGCGGTCGAATGGATCGAGAACTACCTGTGCCACGGTCCCGGTGACGTGCAGGGCGAAGAGTTGGTCATCGACGATGAGATGCACGCCTTCATCGTCAAGGCGTACCGACTTGACGCAACGACCGGCCGCCGGAAGGTCAACCGAGCCTTCCTGTCTCGCCCGAAGGGTCGCGCTAAGAGCGAACTCGCCGGCGCGTTGGTGTGCTTCGAGGCGCTCGGGCCTTGCCGTTTCGACGGCTGGGATGCCAATGGTGAGCCGGTAGGCCGTGAGCAGGTATATCCGTTCATTCGTTGCTTGGCGACGGAGGAGAACCAGTCCGGGAACACTTACGACAACGTCACGGCGATGCTGGAGCACCTTGTCGAGTACTCCGGCGACGAGTTCCCCGGCATCGACCTGGGACGGTCGGCGCAGTCATCGAGCCGCATCTTCATCGAGGGCGGCGGGGAGATCGTTCCGTCAACGTCGAGCGGTGCTGCGAAGGACGGCGGCAAGGAGACGTTCTCGGTCTTCGATGAAACGCACCTGTATGTGCTGCCCGAGCTGAAGGCTATGCACAAGACGGTGCGCCGCAATCTGACCAAGCGGAAGCGCGCCGAGCCGTGGTCCCTGGAAACATCGACGATGTACGCGCTCGGCGAGGAGTCTGTGGCCGAGGCGACGCACGAGTACGCGAAGGCCGTGAAGGCGGGTCGAGTAAGGGACGGCGGCCTGCTTTTCGACCATCGTGAGGCCCCACACGTTGAGGACCTGCACGATGACGAGCAGCTGCTTCCGGCCCTGGAGTTCGTCTATGGCGACGCTGCGCCCTGGATGGATCTGGAGCGAATTGCTTCGGATATGCGTGAGCCGGATACGGACCCGGCGGACGCGCGCCGCTACTTCCTGAATCAGCCAGGTACGGCCTCGGCGAAGGCCTTCGACAAGGCCCAGTGGGCGACATTGGCGAACTCCGAGTTCGTGGTGCCCGCGAAAGAGCCGATCGTCATTGGCTTCGACGGGGCGAAGTGGCGGGATGCCACGGGGTTTGTGGCCACGCACCTGGAGACCGGCTTCCAGTGGCCGCTGGGGGTTTGGGAGGCACCGCTGAACAGGCAGGAGGCCGAGGAGTGGGAAGTCCCGGAGAGCGAGGTCAATCTGACGCTCGCCGAGGCCTTCGATACCTGGACCGTGGTGCGCGTCTACGCCGATCCGCCCTGGTACGAGGAAACGGTCGCAGCTTGGCAGGGCAAGTACGGGGAGAAGGTCGTCTCCGAGTGGTGGACTCACCGCGACCGGGCGATGGCGTTCGCGCTTCGGGGCTACAAGACGGCGCAGACGGCCGGGGACCTAACGCACGACGGTGACGAGGCGTTCGCTCGGCACATAGCGAATGCGGTGAAGCGCAACGCGCGAGCTCGGGACGACGAGGGCAAGCCGATGTGGACGATCCAGAAGGACCGCCACGACTCGCCCCGAAAGATCGACATTGCCATGGCCGGCTGCCTCTCATGGGAAGCCCGGCGGGACGCGATCGCCGCAGGCCAGAACAAGCCCAAGAAGAAGTCGAAGATGCTGATTCTGCGCTAGGGGGTGCCTGTGGAGCGCTCCGAGCTGCAGTGGTTGACGCATCTGATCTCGTGCCACGACAAGGAGCTTGCCGAGCTCAAGCGCCTGAACTCGTACTACGAGGGCTCTCAGCCGCTGTCGTACATGGCGCCGGAGCTCCAGGTGGAGTTGCAGGAGACGGTGCGGCAGGTCGTCATCAACTGGCCGCGCCTGATCGTCGATTCGATCGAGGAGAGGCTCGATGTCGAGGGCTTCCGTTTCCCCGGCGTGGCGGATGCCGACGATGAACTGTGGCGGATCTGGCAGGCCAATGACATGGACGAGCAGTCGCAGATGGGGCATCTGGATGCCCTGGCGATGCGGCGCTCGTACATCGTGGTGGGCGCGAATGAGGATGACGACTCGACTCCTCTGATCACCGTCGAGAGCGCCCTGGACATGTTCGCGGAGTTCGATCCTCGGACGCGTCGGGTGGCTGCGGCGGTGAAGCGCTGGCAGGAGGACGGCGAGGGTGATCGGAAGGTCGACCACGCGACGCTGTATCTGCCGGATGTCACGGTGTGGTGGGTGAAGGAGTCGGGTCACTGGGTCGAGGACCCGGAGTACCCGCGGGATGAGCACGAGACGGGCGAGGTTCTCGTCGAGGTGCTGCCGAACCGTCCGCGCCTGAAGTGTCCGGGCGGGGTGTCGGAGCTTCAGGACGTGATCCCGCTGTCCGACGCGGCCTGCAAGATCGCCACGGACATGATGGTCAGCGCCGAGTACCACGCGACGCCGCGAAGGGTGGCGTTCGGCTTCGGCGAGGAGGACTTCGTCGACGAGTCCGGCCGCCGGGTGTCGGCGTTCAGCCGGATCATCGGCCGGATGTGGGCGACGGAGCGCTCCAAGCAGGACGGCGCGGACGTCGTCCAGTTCCCCGAGGCGTCGCTCAGCAACTTCCACAGCACGCTGAATCAGCTCGCCCAACTCGTCAGCTCGCTGTCGGGCCTGCCGCCGCAGTTCCTCGGCTACTCGACCCAGAACCCGGCGTCAGCCGACGCCATCCGGTCCTCCGAGACTCGTCTGGTGAAGCGCGCGGAGCGGAAGCAACGCGCCTGGGGCGGCTCGTGGGAGCGCGTCATGCGGCTCGTCCTTCGAGTGAAGGATGGCGAGTGGGATCCGGCAGCCAGATCACTAGAGACGATCTGGCGGGACGCTTCGACCCCGACCGTGGCACAGGTCGCGGATGCCTCAGTGAAGAAGTTCCAGGCGAAGATCGTGCCCCTTCGGCAGACGCGCGAGGACCTGCGGTACACGCAGGCACAGATCGAGCGCATGGAGGAAGAGGACGAGGCCGCGGCGCAGGATGCCATGCAGCGCATCATGGCCGGCGACCTCGCGGCGCTGGATTCGGGCGTGAAGCCGCCGATGGAGCCGGTGCCGATGCCCGCTGAGCCCGTTTCGGAGCCTGAGCCGGTGGGTGGCTGACATGGCCGTAGCTCACCTGACGGCCCGGGATGTGGCGCTGGCGTTCCAGGCGGCGCAGGCGCGGCGGGCCCGAGCGGCGGCCAATCGAGTGCAGGATCTGTGGCGGCAGCTGGACCCGGGTGATCTGTCGAGGTCGTGGCAGATCTGGGTGGGTCCGCAGGTCGTCAACACAGTGACGGCGGCCCAACTGGCTTCGGCTGCGGCGGCTGACGAGTACGTGGACGCCATGGTCTCTGCCGAGGGCGCTGATCCTGATCGTGCTGGCCGGACTCGCGCGGAGGCTTTCGCCGGGGTGGCGGCGGATGGTCGGTCGTTGGATGACCTGCTGCATTTGCCGATCATCACGAGCAAGATGCGTATCGCGGGCGGTATGGATGTCGAGGAAGCGCTGATGTCGGGGCTGCGGCAGGCGCTGATGCTGTCCTCGTCGGAGGTGACGCAGGCCGGCCGGGGTGCAGTGGGTTCGTCGATGGCTGGGCAGCGCACGATCCAGGGCTATGTGCGGGTGGTCAACCCGCCCGCCTGTAGCCGGTGCATCCTCCTGGCCGGGAAGGAGTACGGGTGGAATGCTGGCTTTCAGCGCCACCCCCGATAGTTGCGACTGCACCCACCTTCCGACGACGCTGATTGCCCGCCACCAGTACCGGAACGGGTTCCTCAACCCGGACGCGTACTTCAAGGGCTTGTCCCGGGCTGAGCAGGACCGAATCTTCACTGCGGCCGGGGCGCGGGCGATCCGCGAGGGTGGCGATATCACCGCGATCGTGAACGCCCGTCGCGGCATGTACACCACCACGACTTACGGCCGGACGGTGCGTGCGACTCGTGAGGGTACGACGCGCCGCGGCCTGTTCCACCAGGCGGAGCGGCGCCGGGCGATCGCCGCAGGGCGCATCCCGACCTCTGGGCGCGGCTTCCGTTTGATGACGCCTCGACTCCTCCCCGAGGAGATCTTCAAGCTCGCCGGGTCGCGCGATGAAGCAATCGCCATGCTCAGGCGCTTCGGCTACCTCTACTAGCCGATTTTTCGACGGCCGTGCGCAAGGCGCGGTCTCTGATCCCGCAACGGGAGACACACCACCATGCACAGCATCCGTAAGAGCTGGCTGTCCGCCGCCCACGGCGCGGACTGGTTCCGGCTGGACCGTCACAACGAACCCGACCCCGCGGACCCGGCCGACCCGGATCCCGTGGACCCCAAGGGCGACCCGGACCCGGCAGATCCCGACCCCGAGCCCGATCCTGCCGACCCGGAGCCCGAGCCGGACCCGGAGGGTGCTGACAAGCTCGGCGACGCCGGCAAGAAGGCCCTCGACAAGATGAAGGCCGACCGGGCCGCCGCGAGGCAGGAGGCTGCGACGGCCAAGCGCGAGGCTGCGGCGCTGGCGAAGAAGGTCGCCGAGTTCGAGGACCGCGACCGTTCCGATCTGGAGAAGGCGACGGCGAAGGCCGATCGTCTCGCCGAGCAGGCTGCGAAGGCCACGGCACGGGCTGTGGCGGCCGAGGTGCGGGCGCTGTCGACTGGGCGCTTCGAGGATCCGACTGATGCGGCGGAGACGCTGATGCGGGATCCGTCGCAGTACGTCCTCGACAGCGGCGACATCGACACTGACGCCATCCAGGCGGCCCTCGACGGCCTACTGGAGCGCAAGCCCCACTGGGCGGTGTCCGAGTCTGCCCCGGTGGAGCCCGAGAAGGCGCCCAAGCCGCGCCCGAAGGCCGACCCCGGCCAGGGCGCACGGCCGAACACTCCGCCGACCGACTTCCGCACGGCTCCGAAGGAAGACTTCCACGCCGAGCTCGCCAAGTACGGCTTCAGGCCGCGCTGGTCATGATCGAAGTCCGCGCCCGGTTGGGCGACGGGCGCACCTCGATTGAGGTGGCCGGTCATGAGGAGCAAGTCGCCGGGGGTCTCGCCTGCGCCTACGTGACGGCCGTTACCCAAACCGCATTGCTCGGCCTTCAGGCGATTGCCGAGCAATACCCGGACCTCGTGTCCGTAGAAATCATCGAGGAGTAAATCATGACCCCAACCATGACCGCGGTCCGGCCGCGGCTCACTCTCCGGCCGCGTTCGACCCGGCCGTGGTTCCGTCTCGACCGTCACGCCGTGGGTGTGCGGTCGAATCTGCCTGCGGCGATTCAGGCGATGCTGCAGAACGGCACGCTGGACCGGGTGTTCCGGGATTCGCTGGTGCCGCAGTTCCTGTTCCCGCAGGTCGCGGACGCCGAGCCCTGGATGGGCGGCCTGGGCGACAGTAAGATCTTCACCCGCAAGGGCCTCCTGGCTCCGGCGACGACCCCGGTCACCGGCTCGGACCCGTCTGCTTCGACGTACACGATCGAGCAGTGGTCCGTGGTCATGGACCAGTACGCGAACAGCATGGACACCAACATGCTGGGCAGCTCGCTGGCGCTGGCCAGCAAGTACCTGGCGGACGTGGAGAACCTCGGCATCAACGCCGGGCAGACCATCAACCAGGTGGCCCGCAACAAGCTGTACAAGGCGTACTCGGGCGGCCGGACCTGGTGCACCACTGCCGGGTCCTCGGACACCAGCATCATCGTGCAGTCCACGAACGGCTTCGAGACCGTCCTGGTCAACGGTGTCCCCACGGCGGTGTCTGCGTCCAACCCGCTCACCGTCAACATCGCGGGCACCGGGAACACGGTGACGGGCGTCAACACCGGCACGAGCACCCTGACCCTGGGCACCGCCCGGGTCGACGTCGCTGGCGACTACGTGGTGGCCGCGAACGCGCCGACGACGATCCGCGCGACCGGCAACTCCGCCTACGACCTCAGCTCGTCCAACACGGTCACCTTCGCGAACTTCCGGTCGGCGGTCGCCCGCCTGCGGAAGATGGCCGTGCCCACCGTGGGCGGCTACTACGTCGCGCACATCGACCCCGACACCGA